CTATGAAAGTTTCAGCAAATGCTAAATTTTCATTTAACAAAATAGGCTCTAATACAGTAACAAATTATTAATATGGAACAGCTTTTTTTAACTAAATATATTATTTCAACAGGCGAATGCTTTGAGCCTAACTATTACGATGGTATTCCTGAAAGTGATGGTATTCATGGTTACACAGAAGATTTGCCAACTGAAAATTATATTAAAAAAAATTACAACGCTCAAACAAGCGAATTCTACGAAGGAGCAACGCAACAGGAGTTGGTGGGTTATTGGAAGCCAATACTAAACGAAAGATTGATTAATGCATTTGTTCTATTGATTAAAAGAGCAAAAGCTTCATCGATGCAAAAACAACTTAATCCTGAATATCAACAATGTTTAGAAGAAGTTTACAAGTTGAAATACGATGTTACTTCAGGAGCAAAAATAAGACCATACGTTCAAAGTTTGTTAGAAAATGAAGCAGAAAATGACTTTGCTATGATGTTAGACTATGCAACATATTCAGGTATGGTAACAGGTATGTGGGATAACGGACAATTGATTTTTGACAATTTTATTGCAATGGTGGAACGTGGTAGAAGCGCAGGATTAACGGCATTGGAGCGTAACGATATAGACAAAGCAAAGCAAATTGTTGAACTAATGGAAAACGTGCCAGAGCAATTGACAGAAGCCGAAGCACAAGCATTAACATCAGATTTATTAACGCTAGCACAACGACCTGAATAATGGGATTTTTACTATTCATAATCGCTACTATATTATGGTTGCCTTTAACGTTGGCAAACTTTATCGTTGTCTTTGCTAAAAAAGGATTATCAAACCAATATTTTAAGCAAACAGCAATGGATATTGACCGATTTGCTAATAGAAATTTCAGAACATTATGGAATTATACTTTACAAAAAGATGGCTATTCATTTGGCGATGTAAGAGAAACCATTTCAAGTGCTTTAGGTAAAAATAAAAGAGGAAATACATTAACGAAAATAGGCAAAGCGCTTTGCTATATACTTGACACACTAGATAAAAACCATTGTTTAAAATCAATCGAAGAATTATGAAAACACTACTAAAGTACAAATTCGCTATTTTATCACTAATAGCATTTGCAACAGACTTTTTAATTAACCTAAAACAAACTGCAGGTATCGACGATATTTATTTAGAGCTGATAGGAACAGGACTAGCTATTTTATCCATCGTGAAAAGACGATTGGAGAACGAATATAAAGCCAAACAGAAAAACGCTAAACTGCAAATTAAATTCTCATTTGTGGTTGGTTTAGTGGATTTATTCGTGAACTGGTTGCAAGACTTCAAACCTGAAAATCTTAAAAAAGAGGAAAACATCCCAAGTCATTTAGCTATTGGAATGGGTGTTGCTAATTTGGTTTTGAGTTTTATTAATCCACCGAGTATTTTACTAGATATTTTTCATGTGCTTTTCTTTTGTTTCCTAGTAGGAATGCTGATTGAAGCGATACAAGTGAAATATTTTGAGGGTAAATACAGCACTCGTGATATTCGCTGGGGAATAGTTGGTGGGTATTTGTGGTTTGGATTAGATACTATTTTCAAGTTCGATTTTGATTTTATTGTTGCAATGGTAATCTCTTTGAATTTTTTCGTTGCAAGTATTGTGTTTCATTCTTCACTAAAAAAACTTATAAAATAATGGCAAATACAAACATAGGATTAGATAGTATAGGCAAACCAGCGCCGAAATGGTTTAGAAAGTTCAAGAAGATTTGGACTAATACCGAAAATGCTTCAATAGTAATATTGTTAGCAATGGGTTACTCTAGTGAAAGTTTGTTGATTTTAGGTATTAAAACAGGAACTTCTTGGTTTTTAGAAAATCTTGAAACAATACTATCCAATGGCGAAGAGTACATTAAAGCTGATGAGTTAAACGAGTTGAAAAGTAACAATTAATTTTATATATCATGCAAAAAGTAGTAGTAGCTTTCAACGAAAAAGTTGAAGATGAAAGACTGGTACAACTTACAGAGAAATTTCTAAAAGATGTATCAGATTTAGGAGTTGAAGCCGAAAGTATCGGCGGTGGAGTGAAAAATCCAAAGTAAAAAAATAAGTAATGGAAAAGTTTAATAGTATAATTTCAAACATAACAACCTTTAGTTCAAAATACATAACAACGTTTGTTACTTTTCAGTTCTTGGCAACTATATTAGTGGCGTTTATGAGTGATACTTTTTTGAGCAATTGGTTTAGTTTACTTTCTAATCTTATTGGCTATTCCATTACTTCTAATCTAATGACTTTGGTAATAATTTGGTTTAAACCTTTTCGCTATTGCGAGATAGTTAGAGCAATGGTATTATCATTAATATTCTCTAATGTTATTTCAATACTAGCGCATTGGATGACTTATGATTATTATAGCAAACTATTTGACCAATATTTTTTATCCGCCTTTGCTGTATTGTTTTACATTTTAATAAGAAAAAAATATGGTCACTATTGCTCACAAGCTTAGATTGTTTTTTGATGGAATAGTGTTTTTCCTTTGGGGAAGAAACACTTTTGATTTAGTAAAAGATTTACTTGACGGAGAAATAAAAATACGACCTATAAATGACTTCATGAGTTTCATGTTTTCGTTTGTAGGACTTGCATATTTGAGTTTTAAGCTAGTTGCAACAATAAGAATGCATTTGCTTGATTATAGAATGAAACAGCAGGAAATTAGAGAAAAAACAATAAACAACGATAAACTGGAGAATGATGCTAAAGACTAGTCAAATAATTGCCAAATATGGCAAACCAAACCAGCAAGGTAGTTATTTAACTACTATAAAACTACCTTATCCAATGCGTTTAGCTTGGGATAAAAAAGTAAAAGTTACTACAATGCGTTGTCATAAATTAGTAGCCGATGATTTTCAAAAAGTATTCAATGAACTTTTAAATCATTACGGATACGAAAAGATAGTTGAATTAGGAATTGATTTATTTGGAGGATGTTTTAATTTCCGTGCAATGCGTGGTGGTTCTGATTACTCACGTCATTCATGGGGAATTGCTATTGATTTAGACCCAGAAAGAAATCAACTTCATGAAACATCTTCTACTGCACGATTTGCAAGACCAGAATATCAAGCAATGATTGATATATTTTATAAACATGGTTTTGTATCTTTAGGAAAAGAAAAAAACTATGACTGGATGCATTTTGAAAAAGGGGAATAACCATATTGCTGATTTCAGCAAAAAGGTAAAACTAAAATAAAATGAAAAACATAAAAATATTTTTTACCAGTTTCACTCAAATAGGATTAGTTGCTATTAATACTTTGCTAATATCAAAAGGATATGTTTTAGGTATTTTTTTAGCATCGTTTACAATTAGTTTGCTTTGGAGTTATAACGTATCTAAAATTGCTTTATCTGACTTTAGAAGCAAAATGTTTTATTCTTTTGGAGCGGGATTTGGTGCTATATTTGGATATTTTTTAATAAATTATATTTTAAGGTAACATGAAAAACATACAAACATTATCAGCTTTTATACTTGGATTAATTGTGATGTATTTCTTCGTTGGAAATTGCAAAGGAGAAAAACAAACCATTACTATTAAACAAGAAAAAGGCTCATTCAAAGCGGAAAAGCCAAACGAAAAAATTATCTATTTGACAAAATATGTCAAACAAAAAAATGGACAAAATTTGTCCAAAAATGACAAGTCAGAAATTGAAAGATTAAAAGCTATGTACAACTTTAGCCAAGCACAAATAGACAGCTTACTCATTCTTTCAGAAATGGATAATAGAATGTTTACAATGGTAAACGATAGTTTAGAGCAGGTGCTAAAAGAACGTTTAGCATTAAGAGAATTTAGCCAAAACTTTGATGATGATAATATCAATGCAGTAGTTAGCGGAGTTTCATCTGGAATAGTGCATAAAGTAAAATTAGACTACACTACAAAAGAAAAGAAAATGGAAGTTAGACAACCTATTCTTATACTTGGTGGCGTAACAGTTGGAGCAACAAAGAACTTCGATAAAAACGTTATTTCTGCAAGAGCTGGCGTACAACTAAGAAACGGCAAACAACTCGAAGTAGGTTTAGACACAGAACAACGGATATTAGTAGGTGTGAAAGCACCTATATTTAAGATAAAGTAGATAGGTTGAGGCTATTTATTTGGGGCGAAAAGCATCGGGAGTTATTTCTCGGTGCTTTTTTTTGTTAAAATATTTGCAAGTTACATTCATTTGTATTACATTTGCTGTATTATTATAACGGTTTCGGGCTTGGCGAAGTTGCCGAACCGAAAAGCCAAATTGAAAAACTAAACTTAATAATTAAGAACTAATGTTGATAGAAGAACAAAACGGCAATTTTGCCAAACCCGTGTTAGGTGCAGTGCCTTCTGTGGTGTATAATGAGGATTGTGTAGAGGGTTTAAAACGCTTTTCTGATAAGCATTTTGATTTGGCTATTGTTGACCCGCCTTATGGTTTGGGTATTGATGGGCAAAAAGGCGAAGTAAAGAAAGGTGTGCAAATACGCAAACAACACAAATTTAAAGGATGGGACACCGCAATACCAACAAAAGAATATTGGGAGCAATTATTTAGAGTATCAAAAAATCAAATTGTATGGGGGGGAAATTATTTTACAGAGTTTTTGCCACCAACAAAGGCTTGGATATTTTGGTATAAAGGGCAACAAGACTTAACGATGAGTGATGGAGAAATGGCTTGGACATCGTTTAATAAAGTTACGAGGATGGTGGATA